TAGAAACCATATATATATATCCAAATGGCGCATTCTCTAGAAGCCCGTGAATATCTAGAAGAATTTTGTAAATTAGATTTTAATGATAGACAAGAGCCCGGGACTGAATTAATGATAAATCAATTAGGATATTTTATGTTTAATGTGAATAAGCTAGATATCTATACTAGTAATATATACATTGCAAACAATCTTTATAAAGCGGAAAAAATATACATAGGAGGAAGTTATTCATATATCTATGCTGCTCTAGAAACCTTAATCCAAAATGGTTTGCATTTCCAAGTTAGAATGCTAGATATGGAAATCAGTAATTGGGATAGTATACAAATTTCCTGGAAATTACTATCACAATTTACCAAGCTAAAATTACTATATATTGACGGTAATAATTCCACTATACGTAATAAATCAATTCCAGATATTACCGCGCATTTACCAAAGTCTCTAGAAGCATTATCTATCGTAAATATGCCATATTATAATGAACCCTTTCATTCAGGAATGAGTAGTAGCAATCTTAAAGTAATTAAATTATTAACATTAAATTTCAATCAGGAATTAAATAATTTACCTCATTGTCTAGAAACACTTATCATAGAATCAGGGGAATTTAATCGTCAGGTAGATAATTTACCTAGCAGTTTGAAACATTTAATATTACTTTGCCCTAAATTTGCAGCACCTCTAGATAATCTACCACATGGTCTAGAATACTTTGCTGGTTTACATTTCAATTGTTTCGTTTATCCCGAAAATTTTTATAGACTAGAACTAGCAAATCTACCTAGCAGTATTAAATCCTTATTATTAGATAAAAACTTATATGATAGACATCGCACAATCATTGCAAATACAAATAAAGATTGTAATATTGAATTTTATGAAGATTTTAATAATTTTGAATTTATAATTAAGAATCTATGCCGCGTTGCTATATGAATCATATATCTTGCTAAATAAAACATTTATTTTTGATTTTTTTTGAATTTGGATTGGCAGATAGTGAATGGTGAGAAGCCACCCTCCTATTATAGCGTTGGGATGCTTCGCATTCCAACAAGGTGCATTACTATGCGCAAGTACATTTTGCAAATGGCTGTATGAGCTTCGCCAGTGTTCGGGCGCTTCGCGTGTGGCCTGTGAGCTTCGCTAGTGTTCGGGCGCTTCGCGTGTGGCTATGGCGCTTCGCGTGTGGCATGTGAGCTTCGCTAGTGTTCGGGCGCTTCGCGTGTGGCTATGGCGCTTCGCGTGTGGTTGGTGAGCTTCGCCAGTGGTATTGTGCGCTTCGCTAGTGTTCGGGCGCTTCGCGGGTGGCCAGGTAAGGGTTTTAGTGGTATTAATTATTGTAATAGCGTTAGTATCTTCGTTTCTAGTGTTTTATAAATCTTATTTTCTACGGTATTTAAACTAAAAGTAGTGTTATATAGAAATAATAAATAAATTGTAAAAAATAAGGAAAATGTGAATGAGTGGCAAATATAACAAAATGACTTGACCAACAAAGTTCATATTTTTACCTATAATATAACTATAGGGACTTTGTTGTTCTCGCCCAATTTCTAAAATTCCAACTCAACCACATCATCACTAAATTTTGGAGTATTATCATCTTCATCACTATCACTATCGAAATTTTCAATATCACAATCATTATTATAGATATCTATAAATCTATCTAATTCTTCATCTTGAATCTCATCATAGTAAATACGTGTTTCACGATTAAATAAATCTATTAAAGGCTCATCTAAATCTATTAAATAATTATTTACAAATACAGTTTTTTTATTTCCATTATCATAAATGGTTGTAAAGTTTTTAATAACCTGTAAAATAAATCCAAATTCATAGATTACTTTTTTTATTATCTCCAAAACTTTTCTATCGCTGAATTGTTCTTCTAATTTACCTAGATTAAATATAAATCGGAAATCTTGGCTTTTTATGATAGGTAAGAACGTGGATGTTATAGCTTTGTATCTATCGCTAGAAACTAAAAATGGGTTTTCTTTGGAATTCTTTTTACGTCCGGTAGTGCCGATTCCACAATCAATAGAAAAGGTAAAGTCCTCTTGATGTCGGATACCAAACGAAGATAGGATATCTTGAATATATTTAATTTTCTTAGCAAGTTTTATATTTTTCAAGTTAGTATTGGTATTTCGAGCTATGAAACGAATAAAGAATTTATAGTTTAATAATTTGTTAATTTTGGGATAATACATTCGAACATCACTAGTATCAATAGTATCGATGGCTAGATTCCATAATTTAGCAATTAGATATTTCTTAATCATACAAAAGCAGGTGCGCATATCTTTGCCTGGAGTGTTAGGTTTGCGAATGAGTCTCACTATGCCATTATAATCATCTACACAATGTATAGATTCAGCGTCAGCGATATCCTGGTGCAAATCGCTACGCATTTTTACTATAACAGGTTTAGAAATCCGTTTGTATTCGTAAGTATGTCCTTTGCTTCGTAATAAGTGGCATAGAACGGTTATAAAGTAGTTTTTATTAAGTGTTTCGGTTTCATTATAAGATAGAATAATTTCTAGAGGTGTTAGTTCCTGGGGTGTCTTATTAAGCATAGTTGCTATTCGCATGCGAACTTCATCAAATTGGTAAGGGATTTGAAATTCGTAAAATGGAACACCGTTGGTGAATATATTTACGACTGGTTCAGCAAAATGCCGGATTCGATGACTCATTTGCATAAGTGCTCTAGGTGTGGTAGCCATATTAGAAAGAACAATATAAGATTTATGAAACCATTCAACATTGAAATCGCATCCAGACTCGATAGTGCTAGTAAAGATTACTAGGCGAACTTTCCAATATGTATTAATATTTGCAAGGCCTTGTTTATCGTTTTGGATGCTATTATGTATTACGGTGTTATAAGTATCTTTGTATTTCTGGTAGAAATATTCGCTAGCTTTGAGAGTCATACAAATAAGATTTATATTTTTGCCGGTAGCAAGGTCATTGTCTAATTCATTTTGAAATGTTTCATAGTCATTAGTAAATATAAAGTGTTTTGGTGTTGGTAAATATTCATTTGTAAAAACGTTAGGTGTGCCAAAATTGGATAAGAATTGGTAGCTTCTATCACCAAAATCGCCATCCAGTGCAATAATTTTCTTAGCATTAGCACATAAAGTATGTAGAATGTTAAAGATATTGTTAGTATCTAGCGATTTGAAAGATAGATGATACATGAGCGATTCAATTTCATCTAGTGCGATGATGTCATATTTAGGGATGTTGTTAAGGATATTACTAGCAATGCTACTAGATTGGCAGGGTTGATTGGCTTGATTATCTTGGGATGTGGTAGTAGGAAATAGTTTTCTAAATAGTTTTTCATTGTTATAACCGATTGATAAATTACCGGAATTAGTATATTTGCGTAGTGGATTGAGTTTATGGATGCTGTCGAGTTGGATAATGAGTTTGTTAAGGGATGTAATGGATAAACCAGGCGGAATATTTTGGTAATGGTGAAAATCTGGGAATGATTGATTAGTGGCATATGAAAGGCTAACACGTGGAGTGATAAATAGTATTTTGTCAATATTCTCTTCTTTGAATAATTTTGCTAGGAATTGCGTTTTGCCAGTGCCATATGGGCTTTTAATTGCAATTATTTTATTAGCGTGATAATGTGGTAGTATTGCATCGTATTCAATGTATCGTGAATTGAATGTAGTTGGTGTATAGAGCTTGTTATCGTAGTCAATCCATGGTAGTTTGATTGCAGCAAATTGTTTAGGATTGTATTGTCTAGCTAGATAAAGTGTTTCCTGGAAAACGTAATCAGGTGTATATGGTATAGTGTTCCAGTGAAGGGTGCATGTGTCGATACTAACATTTGAAAATTGTGGAACGCGGCGGGAGTACTTATGAAATAATTCTAGGGCAGCGGTAGTATGGTTGGATTGCTTGATAATAAAGGCCATTCGAATCCAGTCATCGTAGGTTGCAAAGCATTTAATAGGAAAACACGCTATCAGTAGGTCTAGAGTTGGGATGTCGATATTGACTTGTTCGGGGAATTCAGTCTTGGTAATAATGCTCGGATATTTGGCTGTTTTGCGTTGTTTATTTGTATCTTTGCCTGATTTTGTAATAAGGGCTTGTAATTCTTTGATGAGTGCGGGTGGCATATCGGTAATGGCATCGTGTTTGATATTATCATAAGATATGGTGGTATCGCCAATTTTATAAGTGCCGTAATAAGCACATTTGCCGTTGGATAGGATATCCATGCCGGAATTGGAAGGGTCATCAATGTATTTAATATTGTGAGACTTAGCAAATATGTCGTTATACTTGAAGAAAAAATGGTAGCCTTTACGGGTTTTATTGTAGAAAAGGCAATGTTGCATGCAAATATCAATTAGCATTTTATTGGTGGGATGCATTTCCCCATCGATATCGATGATAATAATACCTGCATTATTGCCAGTAATTTGGATAATGGCGTTTTGTGATGGATTATAGATTGATTTAGGGAATGTAATATGTTGCCAACCAGGTGGTGGAATGCATACTTTCTTGTTGGTTGTAGTGTCATAAGAAAGTGATACTGAATGATGGGGTATTTTATAATGTCTTAGTATCTTAATGTACTGCAGCATTGTTGCGTTGTTATATGATTCATATAACATTCTAGATAATACATTTATTTAAATTTTATGTTTATTTATTTCTAAGTTGTTATTAACTAAAAAATAAAATTGATAAATATAAAGGACGGATTTATAGTAAATAATAAAATGTCCGATGATAAAGTGGATACTTTGCAACCTATTACAAAACTTAAGCCATCTGATGTAGATAATGATAATGTTAAAATAATCTATAAGAGGCCGGATTATTTGCGTGAATCTCAAAATAAATATTATATTAAGAAACGGTCAGACCCCGAATTTAAGGAAAAGCAACGTTTAAACTTGCAAAAGTATAGAGAAGAAAACCGTGAACGAGTGAATGAATTAGCCCGATTACGCCGTCGTAAGAAGAAGGAAGAAAAAGAGGCACTAAAAGCGGCATCACTACAAGCCAATGCAGAAAGCACTACAGGCGCCGATGCCATTACTGAAAAAATGGAAAAATCTCTAGAGATTAAGGAGTAATAACGTGCCGTTGCTATGAGTATCCTTTAACCGACCAGGATTTAAAAAATCCTTAGGTCTTGGTTATGCGGATAGCGCCCAAAAACTGCGTTTTCGGGCTGTATTGCATCCCTAAACTCCATAGGTGTTAAAACACCTATAGTCGTTTAAGGGATAGGAAGCAACGCGGCTACTAGTTATGGGATTTGGCAATCTTGGCAATTATCTAGAAATAATTTTATTTTTTAATTTGTATAAAAATTGATTCCTTTACTCATTCTAGAATATTCAGATAACCTCTCCTCCTTTAATAATCTTATAATAGCTAGAATGGCAAATGCTTGCCCTATCTGTTTTCGTATCATTCTAGAGGGTGATGAGGTTGATATCCTCTTAAAAAATATTCATTGCAAGACTATTATTGGTAAATATAAATGGTGGAAATCACAATACTGTTTTAGTTGTTTACAAGCTGCACGCAAATTACTTTGGCGGCATTTCCTTAGTTTATTATTAGAATGCGATAGTATATGTGCTGCAAATATGTTAGCCTCATTAAAGTATTATGATATCCCCTTAAGAATAACGGACAATATGCGGGTAGATGGGATGCCAATATACGCATTATATTATCATGGTGAGATGCTAAGCAGTAGGTTAGAAACAGGAATGAGTGATATGGGATTGGAAATATTTAAAGAAAAAATAAAAAATGCAAAAAATGCAATGGAACTAGAAATCGGTAAAGGAAAACAAACACATGAAGCCGCACATGCAGTATTAAATGACCTTTTCCAAAATATGAAAATGTAATTGCTTGTTTGTTTAGTCTTTTATTTGTTTTTTTTGTCTTTATTTTATCTTTTTTTTTATCCTTCTAGTTATTTTTCTGGGCGGGGGTTCACAGTTCATCGTGTGTTTGGAAAGTCGCACAATAATTAGAACCTGCACGGCATCCATAACTATTACACAGCATTGGATACTTTTTCCCGGGTTGATAATAAGTTTCAAAATGCTTTGCAATTGTTTTACTGGTGTATTCATTTGCCAATATTTCCATAGCACAAGTGTAATAACAAGGTGCAAGGATTTCATATTCAAAAATCACTTTTCCATATAATGTGATATTGGTGCTAGGTGTAATTAAATCTAGATAATTTTCAAAAGTGGGATTATTGTATAGTATAGTATCAGTAGACCGTGAATTAGTCTTGTTATTGTGGGTAGTTATACTATATAAGATGCTAGAATTTATGATTCTAGTAGTGGTGTAATATTCTCTGCCGTCATCACATTTATTCATATAATTTGAAACTGGTAAGGCAGTCGATATTGATAGGGATATGGATATAGTGACGAGGAATGAAAACAGACTAACGGGGAATAACATTTTAATCTAACCTAGCTTGCTAAGTTTGCAAATTTGGATTAATATATTTCTAGAAGGGTAAAACTTTTATACTTCTAGAATCAATTTTATTTTTTATTTTGTTTTCTAGGATGCAATTGATTGTATTAAATTCTGAAAAAATTCTATCCACGGAGTATAATTACCTTCATATTTGCTAGATTCTCCCGGGGGAATCCATTCGCATTGCCATTTGAATAAACTACGTTCCGGATGTGGCATTATCACATAGTGATTTGCGAATTTAGACTTAAGCCCAATTATATTAGCATCGGAACCATTAGGATTACCCGGGTAATGAGATGTGATATATGTTCCTAGCGGTTCTAGAGTATCCTGCCATCCGGGAGTGAGAATAAAGCGACCTTCCCCATGTGCCACCCATATTCCCAATTGTGCATCAGTATTTGATATCGGTGTTTTATATTTAACAGGTAGCCACCGGGATTCAAATTTGCCAGATTTATTTCTAGCCATAGCGACTTTATCACCTAGCAGACCGTATTCAACTAGGATTTGACAACCATTACATACCCCTAGAACAAATCTATTAGCATCTTGGAAAATAGGTTCCCAGAGATGTGCTAGTTTATCACGCATAATCATAGCGGTTGCCCGACCAGAACCTAATACATCACCATATGCAAACCCGCCTACAAATACGATACCACGGCATTCTAGAAGGGCCGCCTGTGCCTGCTGCGAAGTGAGTAATTCATTAATTGTAAAATCTAGGACGGATACATTGCTAAACTGCAGGAATGCAGCGGCCATTTCACGATGGGAATTACTACCTTCATCCCGGATTATAGCAATCTTGATTAGGTTGCTAGGGGTGCTAGGATTGCTAGAAATGCCAGGGGCTAGAATATTAGACATGGTTGACTCGGAAATAGTAGGCCATTTATATTTGTAGGGTTTATAATCCATTTTATATGGAAAGGCGCAAGTATCTAGCTCTAGAGATGGTTTCATTCTTTGTTGGAAAATAGTTTCTAGAGGTTGGAATTCTTGGGTTTCCTTGTATGTAATGTTGCGTTCTGTATTAGATGGTTCTAGAATAGCAATGTAATGCCAATTATTGGATAATCTAGATATCTGTAAATCATTAATTTGAATTACTAAATAATGATGATGGAAAATACATTCCTGTAGTAGAGGTAAATTTGATTTCGTTACAAATAGTCCGGTGCCACTAGCTACTGCCATCTCCTCTAGTATATCTGTCACTGTAGAACCATCATGCACCGCTAGAACCGCCCCTTCGGCGATAAGGGATTGTATCAAGGCAAATTCAGTTTGGAATGCATTAATATCTGTTTCTAGCAAGTTTAGAAAATCAATATAGTATATGGTGCTAGTTTTATATCGGTTATGATTTATAATTGGACTAACACGACTAGTGATATCGATTTCCTGCACTAAGGAATAAGAAGTGAGAACTAGAGTAGGTGGTGATGTAATAGTTCCTTTTTCAGAAGTTTTCATAGACATAGTGAGTGAGTCTTTTCCACCATCGATTGCCAATTGCAGTGATTTTAATCTAGCTACTAGATGCAGAACACCATAATATAGGACTTGTAAACATTCGGGCGACTTAGCATTTAACATCCAATTTCCTGATAGTTTGATACTAAGGAGGGATAGATTGGGGATAGCGATTATATTACATAAGAGTTCGCAGACAGTTTTATCTATCCATGTACTGATAGGCTGACCGATATATATATTTTCACCAATAGCAGAGAGGATGCCACCTGGCGAAAGTGTTGACACTCTAGTGATAGCATAATTAGAAAGCGGCAAACTATATGGGCCGATACAAGATTGCTGCACTACAGAACCACCTACACTTCTATCAACTTTATTTGTAAGATGGCATTTAAATGCGCGCTCTAGAGGAGCTTCTTGGCATACTAATTGGTCTTTTGAATGAGTATGATATTTCTGGAAGAAGATTTTGATGTTATCATCTAGGCTAATTGGATTAGTTATTGGATTGGTAGTAGGTGTTTGTGTATGTATTAGTGTATGTGGTTGTGGTTGTGCGGCATGGTGAATTTCTTGCAATTGGGAAGAATAGAATGCATTTGGATGATGAGTAGCTACGTGTTTTCCGATACTATCATAATGGAAATCATATGTCTGGTTAGAAACCAGGTTGAATTGGATAGTGCTAGTTTTGCTAGGGAGAATTGTACCAATAGTATGTAATAAAACACCTTCTTTAGCGGCTATTGATTTTAATTGCGGGATGGCATTTGGAGAACAAATAAAAACCATTTGCTCCTGATATTCACTTATCCAACATTCTAATGAATTCATTCCCTCTGCAGCTGGTAAATCCGCTAAATTTATAATTGCATCCCAACCATCTAGTAATTCGGTAATTACATTAGCTAATCCACCTGCCCCTTGGTCGTGTATTTTCTTTATAATAGGTTCTGGTAGGAGTGCAAGTGTTTCTAGAAAGCGGGCAACTTTATTACCATTATATGGGTCTCCACGCTGGATAGCAGTCATATCACCTTCGGAAGAGGTATTATCTACTGAAGACATAACCGAACCGCCAAAACCTATTTTAAATGCAGGTGGTCCTACTTTTACCAAGAAATCACCAGCTTCTGGAGTGTGACTTGTAGGGTAATAACGATGGGAATCTTTTAGGAAGCCTAGACCTGCTGAAAACATAATTGGTTTTTCAAACATAGTGTGAAATCGGAGAAACCCACCTATACAAGGTTCTCCAATCTTATTAGCATAATCACTAGCACCATTTGAAGCAACTCGTAGTAGTTCTAGGTTATTAATGGAATACCCGGTTAAGGAAGCACTAGAAATAGAACCACACCCTGTAGCTAGAGAATCTCGAATCCTACCACCTACACCAGTTGCAGCACCTTGAAAAGGATGATAATAACTCGGATAATTATGAGTTTCTGCTGTTAGAGTTGGATGTACTAACGCAGTAATTTCTTGATATTCGGTTATCCCTTTATTGGATTTATTGGATGATGTAGTAGAAAGTAAAGGCATTGATAATCCTCTTATAGCGCTAGAATTATCGCAAAATGCAATGATAGAATTGGTGCTAGGGGAATTGGTATTGGGGGAATTGATGTTAGTGGATTCGGAATCCTGCAATGTGGATTTAATAAGTTCTAGAAGATTAGTGCTACTAGAAGAAGTTGGTAGTGGGGTACGGAATACCCAATGACGGGAATGCTCGCTATTACATTGAATCCATGACATCAAATCGAAATAAGAACTAGCATCTAAAGTATCAATTTGATTAGATTGTGAATGTTCTGTTTTACCCGCTAGAGATAAAATCGGTGACATATTATTAATAGTATCTAGCAGATGGGAATTATTCCTTATGGCTTGAAAATATGTTAGTTCACTGTAAATATTATTTAGGCTTTCAATTATATATTCCTTGTAGTTAGATAAATTGGTATAATACTTGTATACTAGAGGATCTTGAGGTGTATTATATATTTCTTCAATACGAATAATATCACCAGGTGCTGTAATATTTAGACGTTCTAGAAGCGATATTACCGTAGTGGAAAATGTGGTATAGTAATTAGTATATGGTGCATAGAAATCTTGAACTGATGATATATGTGATTTTACACTAGAATTGGAATTATTTTGTGGAGTTTGAATAATTGGTACTATTTTAGACAGTAGTGTATCATCTAATGCAATTTTAGATTGGATTAGAAATTTGGATTCTAGAATGTGTAAGTATGTTTCGTGATTTTGCATTCTAGATGTCATAAACTAGGAGAGTGGGTGTAAGGTATTTTATTTGTTATATACATCTATAATTAGGATGATTAGAAAATCGCAATTATGAATTATAAGTTAGGCGTTATATTTTTATGAAATTATTCAAATTAGATGCTAGATGTCAATTGATATTTAATACATTAGGAAATTAGAGAACACTAAAACAATATGAAAACAGAATGTGGATTAATAGGTACATTTTTAAATAATCCTATTACTAAGGAAGACTTATGGTATACACTATCTGAAATACAACATCGTGGGCAAGATAGTTATGGTTTTGTATCAATTCATCCTAGTAATAGTAATAGCAATAGCGATAGTGCTGACTCTAGTTATGAGGTAAAGATTAAAAAGGAAAAAGGATTATTGCCAGATATTGATTCAATAGATTTAAATGCGGATGGTGGCGTGTTATTCTTAGGCCATATGCGGTATTCAACTAATACTACCGTGGAAAACTTGGATGGTTCATTGATGGATTGTAATATCCAGCCAGTGGAGATAAGTAAAGAATATGGTATTTATCTAGCACATAATGGTAATTTGCCAAATTTGAAGGATAATATGCGACGGCTAGGCTTGGAAAAATATTATAAAAATGGTATGAGTGATACGTATTTATTTAAAGTCATTTGGAATATTAAATTTGCTGCGAAATTTAAACAGGAAGGTAAAACTTGCAAATTGGAAGATATTCTAGAGTATCTGAAGTATATTATATTAAACGTAGTTGGTGCATATTCGTGTGTAATGACATTTTGTGAACCATTGCAGAAGAACTATGCTGCTAGAAATAGAACAGAATCTAAAACTAGAACTAGTATTAGTTCCTTAGCTAGTGATACTAGTGAAACCAGTGAAATTTGTGATGCAAGTGATTCTTCTAGTGATGGTACAATTAATAAGCATAGATATTATCTGCTAGGTTTTCGTGATAGATTTGGTTATAAACCGCTTTCTATTGGTAAATTGGTCTCTGATGTAGATAATTCAAACAGATTGGCGTATAATTACTGTTTTTTTAGTGAATCAGTTCAATTACAAGATAATAAATATTTCATTAGAGATGTTGCACCTGGTGAGATATGGTATTCTGAAATGAATAATGAACCTCGTCTTTTAGGAAGGATACGTGATAAAATAAAAAATAATTTAGTAGATAATAATGAAGATGAACCTAAATCTATAAAAAATGAATATGGTTTTTTGTGTTCTTTAGAAGCAATTTACTTTATGAAAAAAGATACATTATTATTCAATGCTAATACTACAGTAAATAATTTCCGTCGGCGTTTAGGTGTTGAATTAGGAAAGCAAGATATAAATAAATTAGCATGTGAATTAAATCCAGAAAAATCAAAAGAAAATTCTTATATATATGAATATGATGCTAGACAAGTTTTGAAAAAAAGAGTTGTTTTCTATATGCCTGAAAGTGCATATGGAATAGCAATAGGTTATAGTGATATTATAGAAGCTAGGATTCGTAATGATTTAATTTCTAAAGTTCAAAACATTCGTAGTTTTATAGAAAATACTACAGAAGCTAGGGAAGGTAAGCTTAAACGTAAATTTGCATTTAATGATAAAGAAATAGTAGCCTTAGGTAATGCAGAAATCGTATTGATTGATGATACTATTGTACGGGGTAATTCAATGCGATATGTAATTGGAGAATTATATAAACGTAATCCGGCGTTGAGGATACATGTACGTATAGGTAGTCCACGATTAATTAAAGGATGTTCATTTGGAATAGATTTATATGATGATGAATTAATTGCAAATAAGGAAAGCAATCTAGCACAATGGTTAGGTGTGGCTAGCCTGGAATTCCTAGATATTAGTAAATTAGAGGGAATATTTGCTAAATATGATATGCTGAATTGTACCCATTGTTTTGGGGTAAGTAATAAATATAATAAAAAAACTCTAGAATGGTAATTCCCAAATCCGTTTATTTTGGTTTATTGTTTTCTTATTTTTTACTAAATATCCTACCTAATAGGAAATATACCTAATTATGCAATCAAACAATAGAAATCGCACAATATATTTATATAAAGAAGAAAGTGCACGTGCAAATGCATTGATAAAGCACATTCATAAATTTAATCCAGATTTTTTAATAGAAGGCGTGGTAGAAGAAAGGGTAGATTTTTTATTCAGTAATTCTAGAGATGCTTCTAGAAATGCTTCTAGAGATGCTTCTAAAAATTATTTTTTTATTCTAAATGAAAAAGGTATACAGTCTTTTCATAATCATAATTATGCCAATTCTACTGCAAATGCCGCGTGTAGATGTGATACTAGTACAATGAATTTAGTTTTTCCAACTCTAGAGCAATCATATTTAGAAACTAGTAAATTATATTGTCGGCAATTCCTATCACGCGTCGGATTAGAATATCTTAACCCGCAATATGTAGTTCTGACTAAAGATACTAATCTAGACCTTGTAAATTTTAAGAATCGGGTAATCAAAGCTGATGGGTTGGCAGCAGGTAAAGGTGTTTTTGTGTATGGCGACCATTTTGAAACAGATGACGAAGCAAAGAAAATAGTAATGAGCTTATTGGAGACAAATGAGCGAATTCTTCTAGAAGAGAAATTAGAAGGTGAAGAATTCAGTTGTATAACATTATCATGGAAAGGTGTAATGACACATTTTCCTTTGGTAAAAGATTTTAAACGTCTAGAAGATGGTGATAATGGCCCAAATACTGGAGGTATGGGTACTATTTCATTTGCAGGAGGTAGTATGCCATTTTTAAATGAAGATGAGTTGGAACAATGCAAATCAATCAATGAAACTGTTATAATTGAAACGCATTTTCGAGGATTCTTATATGGTAGCTTTATGAAAACCCGTGAAGGGCAAATAAAAATAATAGAGTATAATGTCCGGCTAGGTGATTCGGAAGCAGTTAATATATTAGATTTGCTAGAATCTAGTTTACTGGCACATCTAGAAGACCCGGTTCAGAATCCTTTAATAATAAATACACAAGATAATACTTATTTTCGATATTTAGTTCCTAGTGATTATGCTAGATGCGCTGGTTCTAGCGTAAGTGTATGTGGTTTTGAGAAAAGTAGTAAGCGTGCTAGGTATAATAAATATTACCTAGTAGATCATAATATGCCAGTTGATGTGTTTTATTTAGCAAATAGTAATTATTTAATGGAAATAAATTTAGATTCTTCTAGAGAGTTGGAATATCCTAAATTAACAGACATTGGTGGATTATATACAATTGGAACATCGCGAACTTGTGGAATATTATCCAGAGGTATTAATGCTAATATGGTTGTTGCAGAAAATGATAGATTAGTTGGCTTGGTATATGGTAATTTGCATTATCGTCGTGATATTGGCAAAAAAATGCTAGATATGCTGGCCAAGATGAATTATCTAGGACATCTAGATAACTACAACCATATAATAACTGATGTTAAAAAGCGTATTGACCTACATAATCTAGAAGTAGAATCTCTAAATCCTGGGTTATCAGTGCTAGGACGCATAGGTGATTTTGCAAATTCAGTGCAAATAGATAAATGCAAGATTATTTGTTCTGTGGATGGTGCAGGAACCAAAACCAAATTCCTAGAAGGGCACCCGCGTCGATTTGAAATATTGGGTCGTGATATTGTAGTTCATAATATAAATGATATGTATTGCAATAATGGAATTCCAGTAGCATTACTAGATTACTATGGTTGTGATAAGCTAGATAAGCTGGAATTTGCACAATTTATTAATGGAGCACTAGATGTATGTCGGGAATATGGAATTGCTTTAATAGGAGGTGAAACTGCTGAAATGCGAGGTATATTTCAGACTGGAGAAATAGAAGTGCTAGGTATTTTATTAGGTATTCTAGAAGGTGGCAATGGCCCTGCAAATGGTGTTAATATCAAGGCGGGGCATTATATATATGGATTAGAGAGTCATGGCGCTCATACTAATGGATTTACTAAACTAAGGGATGTGGCGGCAGGTGGAATGCCGAGTGATGTGAGAGAGTTTTTTTCTCAACCGCATAGATGTTATGTTCGAGTGGTTAATCACCTAGTAGAAGTTTTAAAGCAACAAGATATCAAGATATCAGGCAAGGCACATATAACAGGTGGCGGGTTCCAAGATAATATTGAACGTATTCTACCTAATAGTTTAGGAATAAAATTAGAAACATGGCAATTAACAAGGGAATGGCAATGGTTATATGATAATGCAGGTATGATGTGGGATGAATTTATAAGAGTATTTAATGCTGGGTGGGGTTTTTGTATTGTCGTGGATAAGGAAATACCAGTAAACGTTCTAGCAGATTTTGAAAATGGATGTGGGAATGGTAACATAAAACTGCTAGGCCATGTAGTCTAATTAATTCATTATCATAAAAAGTAATGAAAATGAGATGAAGTAATTCGTTATTTTTTTATAATTTTTTACCTTTGAAATACTAGAAATACTAGAAAATAGTGATAATCTAAATCTAAAAATATAAGAATGCGGGTGTTATTTTTTACTAGCGGTAGTGGTAGCACTGCAGATTACATTACTAGGCAACTTAATAAGACTCCATTAAATGGTATTGAACTAGCAGGGTTTGTATATGAACCTAATCAAGATATTGAAAACCGATTTAATAAGCTTGTCGCTCAGCATCAAGTATCACATCTAAATTTCTTTAAAGTTAATCGCCAAGAATTCGAGAATAATGAAGAATTCCATTCTAGAATTTGGGATACAATTTCTAGGGGTAGTGGTGAGAAACGAGAAAATAGAATAGATTTGATTATGCTACTAGGATGGATGCATATTATACCTAAATCCTTTATTGCTCGATGCAGCAATGAGGCTGGTGTAGAAATTGTTAATTTACATCCAACTCTGCAATATCAATTAATTGGGCGAGATATTTACCCTAAGATTTGGAATATGTATCTAGATGGTATGATACGAGAGACTGGTTGTATAGTTCATCGTGTATCCGAAAATTTAGATCGTGGTACCGTGATTCATGAGTTAAAGTTAGATTTAAGTAAATATTCGAATTTTGAAGAGTATAAGACTGCAATGTATGGCGGCCAGTGGAAGGGTGATTGTGAATATGAAGATGATGATGGACGTGAAATAATTGGTCTAGAGAAAGAATGTGTATGGCAGGCATTAACAAAGTTAAACGAAGCGTTTTGGAATAAAATGATGACAGAAATAGATATTACGCCTAAAACTATGGCTAGTGGCTATGTTCGTGCTGGTGGTTTGGTATTAAAGCATAGAGGAAAGGTACGTGATATTTATGAATCTGCAGATTATCAAGGATATTTGTTCGTTCAGACTAGCGATAGAATCAGTGCAAATGATATTGTGATTGCCTACCTACCTGGCAAAGGTGTATTGCTTAATCAAATTAATACTTTCTGGCATCGGATGTTTGGTATAAAACAATTAGTGCTAGGCAGCGGCGGTGGTATGATGGTAATTCGAAAGATGCGTGCGATTCCGCTAGAGATAATTATCCGCCGCCGGCTAACTGGTTCTCTATGGAAGGCTTATTCGCAAAAGGGGCAACGCATAGTAAATGGATATGAATTAAAGGATGGAATGACTGATGGTGATTTATTTGATGAACCTATTATTACACCTACTACTAAAGGTACACATGATATTCCCATTTCATTTGATGAGATAATAAAATGTGGTATTCTGAATAAGAAGGAAATAGATGAAATTAAAGCCAAGGCAACAGATTTATTTCTGAAGGGTGAGGATTATATGCGCAAGATTGGTATTGGAATGATTGATACCAAATTCGAATTTGCATTTGCGGAAGATGGTTCTCTAGAGGTGATAGATGAGGTTTTCACACCTGATTCTAGCCGCTTCATTGTAGATGGTAAACGAATGGATAAGGATATTCTCCGCAAATGGGCGACTGAGAATGAAGCGAGAATTCTAGAATATATTCCTAAGGAAGATGGATGTCGTGCAGTTAAACTTCCTACAGAAGTAAGTTCTAGATTGATTGCAAATTATTCCCAATTCTTATCCAAATTATTAACAATGCAAAATAAGGATATTAACACTTGCTATGGAGTGGCGTTGCAAATGGAGAATAATCTTGTTAATAGTTTAGAGCGGCTAGAGAGATTTGTAGTAATTATAGCAGGTTCTAAAAGTGATGCTAGCCATGTTGAAAAGATTCGAGTAGAATTGGCAAAGCAGGATATACTAGCGTGGGTTTATTATGCATCTGCACATAAGAATACTCACGCAGTAATGGGAATTTTAAATAAATATGAATCTATGGCTTCTAAAAATGGTAATGGCAATGGCTGCAAGATAGTATATATTACAGTTGCAGGAATGTCTAATGCTCTTAGTGGTGTTGTTGCAGCTAATACCGCAAATCCAGTGATTGCTTGTCCCCCATTTGCAGATAAAGGTGATTATCAAGTAAATATACATTCAACTTTGCAAATGCCATCGGGTGTTCCAAGTGCATGTATACTACGACCGGATAATCTCGCCGGGTTTTGTAAGAGAATTTTAACAATTTAAATAAAAATTAATAAAAATTGATTTGTCTTTGTGTTTTTTTAATCTTTATTTCTACAATCTTTGATTAGCAAAGATGTCGTATTATCAAGAAGCCAAAGCGGCATGTGGTCCTCATGGAACCCCAGATGATTTACGAGCTGCAGTTGAATCAGCACAGGAGGCCTTCAACCCATTCAACATTGTTGACTGGCTGCGTTTTGCACTTTTGGCCTTCCAGTCTAGAAATGATGCAGTTCTACAGTACATTCTAGACTCAGTACAAGGGCCACTTGACACGCTCAACTACATTCAAGAGCGCTGTCAAGGTGCAGAGGAAGAACGAGTGGATGGCTGGATAGAGCGCACAACAACGGTACTAAAAAACAAGATTCATGAGTTTGCACGTGATGTCTATAACTATAACTATAACTATAACAGTAACATTGGCTACACACTTCGCAGAATTCTTTATGGAAATAAGGAGTTGCAGGTATTTGCAGCACACAAAGCTTGTGAAACACGTAATCCACCAATGTTGAAGGATGTTCTTAGTATTATTGGTGAGTCCGAAACCATTGACACAAAAGATAAATTGTATAGACGTTTGAATATTACACTCGATTGTTTTGTGCGCTGTGGAAACAAACATAATATTCCTGAGCTAGAGGCAGTTTTGAAGAACTTCAAACGGTCTTACAAGACAAAATCCGAACGCCGCTTTCACCCATACTGAAAACTAACTACCCTACCGAAAGCCAGAGCCTAGGCTGTGGCTTAAGGTTAGCCCTAACCTTAAAAAGTGTCGTACGTGCGTGCGTGTGTGTTTTATGTCTAATTTTTTTTCGTTCGTTTGCAAGATAATGAAAATAAATATAAAAATAATAGTATATCATAAAAATTATAAAATTACTTATAACTAATAAAATGGCAACTTTTAGCCAATTATCTTTCCTAGAAGGTAAAAATGTGTTGATATTTGATACAGAGACCACGGGATTACCCGACCGCGTTCCTGGCACTAAATGGGGCTCTGCAAGTGAATACTGGCCTTATAATATGAATGAAAAATATGCAAATGCTAGAATAGTTTCCATTGC